ATTGTCAAAGAAGGATGAAAAGTTTGGATGATCTTGTAAATCATCTTCAAAAGATCTCATGATTTGCATGTACTTATATGGGCTAGTCACATCCGAGTGAATCAAATTCATCAAAATTTTCTGATAGTTCACAAGATAGGAGCCTTCAGCCGAGTAAAAACGAGAACAAAATTCAAACGAATCTTTTATCTCATCATAAACCTTAACTTTCAAGCCACATCTATCCCAGTACTTTTCATGAACATTTTCGACATAATTCTCAAGGCAGTCATCTCCCATAGCGTCAGAATCGCTCGAACCAACAACTTTGGCAAGCAGATTCCTCGTCGTACTATTAATATTACTAGTACCATACTCTCCAGAATTCATGATTCCTTTTATTAGCAAAGCTAACAAGGTCCCATCACTCAACTGGTAAATACAGTTCGATAGTATTATCGTATGCTTAATCATAAGATCTTTCCAATAATCACTAGGGTTATTGGTGAGGTAGATTTTAAACTTACATTCCATTTCTTTATACCATTCCTGGTATGACCAATCGAATCCACTAACATCAGAACTTCTATTCAAACTTCCAATAACACGGCCATATACAGATCGAGTTCCTTTCCTATCAAAGCTTATACCTGGTTTATTAGGTATTTGCTCCCAATTTAGGATCTCAAGATCATGCATATGCTTGCGCATGTACATTGTAATAAGTTTGTCAACAATTGAGACACTCATGATGAGTCTATTACGACCCTCCATAACTTTCTCACGTTTATGAGGTTCATCTTTTATAAAGACTCTGATTGGATCCACCAATCCTTTTTCAACTAGCTCCTTAGATGACATAGATTTAAGAGTTTCAGCATCAACTTGTAAAATCCTTCTTATTCTATCACAAGTGACATCAACAATTTGGTCGCCATATTTGTCAATAAGACCACCATTTGTTAAACTCAAACTTGCATACGGAACCCCAGGACTAGAGTCACGATTTACGTAACCAAGCAAGGCTCTGATTCTCTTTTCCATTTTATCGTCATCATGGACTTCCAACCAATCCGGAAGATCAAATCGCTTATAACGAGTCATAAGGGGAAAGACAGATTCATAATCTGGTGCATTTCTAAAAATAGCCTTTTCGGCCTGTAGCATAAAACTTCGTTTTTCTGCTTCTGGGCCTCGTTCGGGCCAACAAAATTTAGAACACTCTGGATCTAGAACACACATTTCCTTCCACATTTGATTTTCCACTCTTTTAGAAGTGGGATGAAAAGATGTACTACTACTTCCTACACATAAAACATTTTTGCACAAAATAACAGGACTATTAGAAAAATTGAGGTAGTTTCCTACTAAAGAGAAAACCCCACCCTCACAGGTGGGGATTCCTAGTTTAAAGGACTAACAAGGCTTTCCTTGACTGGCGCAGTAGGTTTCACCTTTGATTCACTGACCAGTGGTTTCGCCTTTTCCAGTTTTGGTTTAACAATCTTCTCCTTAAGTTCATTGACTTGTGGATTCACATTGTTAGCCTTCTTATTCCTTCTTCTTTTCTTCTTCTCCTGGGGTGAAGACACATTTACCTTCACACTAACAGATTTTTGAACCAAAGGTGGTTTGTTTACATTTGATTCAGAAACAACTTCTTTAAGGAATGCTTCTGGTTGAATCATCTGTTTCATGTCATTCAATTGTTTGTTCAAATATGAAAACGAGTGAGCTGGTGGTGTTCCAACTTTCTTTATTTCCACTAACATCTCATTGAAGACCTTTCCAAGGTCATCAAGAGTTTTAAGTACTTTAACATTAAAGTTGTCAGCCTCACTAAGAGGCTTACCCTCAGTTTTCTCAGTCTTCACAATTTTCTCCATCGCTGGAGATAACAATTTTAAACATCGTTCACAACGCCAAACACAAGTTGCGTTAACGTGCGCACAATATTTACATGTAACAGCTCCTTCTCTAACATGATCTAAGACAACTTTATGTCCAATCATTTTCGATTCCAGAATTCTTCCTGACTTTGTTTTTGTTCCAATGTAATAAATCATATCAAGTTCATCCATGGCAGCGCCCCAATTCTTAACATTAGTAGCAGTACGTTTTTCTTCAGCTGTTTCGTAGTAGTATCCTAACCCTTGACCACCTTCGTTGTCAATGTCACCATACTTCCTATCCATCTCAGCCTCCCATTCTTCTTCTATTTGAAGAAGTCTTTCGTCCTGCTGCTCTTTCAGACTACCCTTATAGTCTATCACCCAATCTTCATCACTTATTCTTTCTTTGTAATCACTCTCTTTCCTATTAAAGAAAACAGGTGGATATACAGCTTGATTTCTACCACTGTATGCTTCCAAATGTATGCCAACAACTTCTTGTTTTGCATTTAACACTGGTGCTCCACTGGCTCCAACCAACGTTGAACAATAATGAGAAAATTTAAAGGGACCAACTGAGTTATCTAATTGTCCAGAACTGTAAGCTTTCTTACCATCCACTATTTGATATATAAAACAAACACTACGTCGAGACACTCTCGA